ATGGCTAAACACAGTCTGATTAAAATCGTTGAAATATCAGCAATTATATTCTTTGCGTTGGTGGTGATTTATTTACTGGCTACCGGCGTCCTGTCTTCCACAGGGATTGATCACGCCTGGCCGTATCCCACGAAGTGAGTGTCGCAATACCAGGGAAACACCAATAAAAATTACAAATAATACAATGTTAAGATCAACAATAACCCCAATCTATTGCCCACATGGGGCGTTCTCCACTTGATTGTCTGATGTACCGCCGTCTTAATAGCGCTTCCACACTACGCCGCATGCACGAAACCGCAAGCGCCCGCGATCTCTTTACCACAATGCTATCTCCGACTGGCAATCTGTTAACCCATCGGCACATAATAGGTGTTCATTAGAACGGTGTGACGGCGGGTAAAAGAAAATCGATATCAAGCAACTCATCTATCTCTGAAATCAGTGCGTAAATAACGCCTCATCCTTCTCCATCCCGACACATCCTTTAATTTCCCCGCAGCAAAACACTCAACAACGTATTTCAATCCTGCATACTCTCAATCAGTCACTAAACATCCCGATAGGGCCCTGTGATTTATGTACATGTGTTAGTACAAAAAATCGGTTAGTCTGCGACCCACTCCGCAATCTCTACGAACTCATCGACACCATCCACGACACCAACCCTACACCAGAGCAGAAGCGCATCACTGATGAGGCTTTAGTGTTGGTGCAGAAAATGATTGATAACAGAGAGTCAGAAATGAAACCTCCGAAAAAAACTGGAGCTTCGATAGCGACATATTAAACAATTCTGCGCCGACAAAAGGGTTTGAACATTATGGAGAAGATGACCTTCCTGTTGCGTAACAGCAGCATCCAACAGAACTGCATCAGCGCCATTCAGCAACTCCCCACCGACACCGACAAGCCTCTGCAAGTAACCATCCAGGAAGATACCCGCAGCCTTGCGCAAAACCGCATGCTATGGGCCTGCCTGCATGACGTTTCTAGTCAGGTCGTCTGGTATGGCAAGAAGCTGGATAGCGAATCGTGGAAGCATATCTTCAGCGCCAGCCTGAAAGGGCAGGAGACAGTGCCTGGAATTAACGGCGGGTTCGTTGTTCTAGGCCAGTCAACAAGCAAGATGCGCGTCAGCGAGATGCGGGACTTAATCACATTGATACATGCCTTCGGTGCCGAGCGTGGCGTCAGGTTCAGTGATGAATCGGCGCAGGCGGCAGAATGGGCTAACAGATTCGGGAGTGCAGCATGAACGCACTGATAAAAACCATTCCTGAGCTACTGGTGACCACCAGAGGCAATCAGACAAAAGTTGGCGAAATACTTGGCATAAGCAGGCATACCGTCCGCGAATACGCCAGAGACTTCGAAGCCAAAAAGCATATAGTCATCAACGGGGTTCTGATGGTGGCGCAAGGTAATCGCGGCATCAGAAGCAAAGGTGAAGAAATTGAAAATCACACCCTTTGTGCATGACCCTTGTGATACAGCCACCGCTGACGAACTCCTCTCCCGATACAAACTCCGAAACATCCAGGCAACCAAGACTCTAGCATTCGATCCGCGCCTGTGGATTGTCACTGCGTTGTTGCCAGAGTATAGGGAGGAGCCAATACCAACCAGGCAGTATAAAAACCCAATGTGGAGCAGGTTATGAATTATAGCGAGATGAGTGATTTTGAAATCAATAAGCGAGTGCTGGAAATTAAATCCGGAATTCGTCCTATCGGTTACGCGCACCATGCTGATAAGAGATCAGCTGCAATTGTTGATGTGAACAATAATTATCACTGGTATGACTTCTGCAATTCATGGGCTGATGCCGGGCCGATTATTCAAAAAAATAACATATCAATTCTTATTGACGACACAACCCAAAAATGGTCATCAGCGTCGGTTCAGGATTTCACAAATGTGAGTGCATATAAATTTGGCAACTGTCATGAAAATCCGCTCCGGGCCGCAATGATTGTCTTCCTGATGATGCGAGATGCAGGCAATGCATGACCGCTGCTGCCGATGCCACACCATCCTCACCTCAGAGGAAAAGTATCACTACGGAGCTAACTGTGAGTACTGCGAGTGCGATATCGAATGGGAGAACCATGAGCGACACAACCCAATCAAGTCAGCCTACTGGCGATGGCGCGCAATCTGCTACTGCCTGCGTTGGCTGTGGAACAAGCCTCAAACCATTCGAGGTCTACGCCTGCACCGACTGCCTCAACTTCTGGCTGATATCAGATCCAAACGGGCCAATGGGAGACGATGATGAGTAAATTACGTAATGAAGCGCGGGGCAGGGAATGCCAGGTCAGGTTGCCAGGCGTTTGCAATGGCAATCCTGAAACAGTAGTGCTCGCGCATTACCGCATGGTTGGTATTTGCGGAACCGGAATGAAGCCAGACGATTTATTCGGCGCATGGGCCTGTTCATCATGCCATGACGAGATAGACCGACGCACAAGGCGCTGCGAAGTAACAGAAGCGCGCATAGCTCATCTGGAAGGTGTTATTCGCACACAAGATGCCCTGTTGCGGGAAGGAAAGGTGAAGCGATGAATGAATATCGAATAGAGCTACCATGGCCGCCCGGAAACAATCACCTCTTCTCAGTGTTTCGCGGTAGAAAGATAAAAAGCAAAAAGGGAAGGGAATACACCTCAGTAGTAGCCAGACAAATCGCAGAATCAAACCAGCAATACAATCTCTCCGGCAAGCTCAAAGTAAAAATCAACGCATATCCACCTACACGCGCCAGGCGTGACCTAGACAACCTATTCAAAGCACCTCTCGACTCATTAACCCAGGCAGGCGTCATTGCAGACGACAGCCTGATTGATGACGTGCGTATGGTTCGCTGCGAAGTTGTTAAAGGTGGGCGGCTGGAAGTGATCATTACTGAAATGGAGGCATCATGAAGTGCAAAGTTGATGGATGCGATCGTGAGTGTAAACACTACCCGGGGAAGGGAATATGTCAGATGCATTACTTCAGAATGATGCGCTATGGCACATACGAACTAACTACTATAGGCAAGCGTAAGCTCAAAACACGCAATTCTAAAGGGTATCAAATGCTTTTCCTTCCCGACCATCCGCTAGCAATGGCTAATGGAATGGTATACGAGCATCGAAAGGTGGTTTATGACCGTCACGGTGAAAACCTCCCGCCATGTGAGTTGTGTGCAAAGGAAGTGAATTGGAAAACAGTTCATATCGACCATATTGATGAATCGGTAGATAAAAACGAACCAGAAAACCTCAGGGTTTTATGTCGAGCATGCAACACCATGAGGGCGCGAGTTCACATACCACAGCACACGGTAAAGCGCAGGCATGCCATCACGTTCGGCGGGGAGACAAAAACTCCAACTGAATGGGCGAGAGATCCCAGGGTGCGCGTATCTAACTCAACCATAATTCAACGCATCAAAAGAGGTATGACAGTTGAAGAAGCCCTATTCTCCGAGAAAGTGACGCACCGATCTACTAAGGCAAAGGCGCGTCAACCAGCTTATGGAGAGTATCAAGGGCCAAAGAAAGACCATACCGCATCAACCTCATAGCAAAAATCGGCATTCAGCGCGTCGAGGCGCTCGAATCAGACAACAACCCTCACCGATACACCAGAGAAGAACTGGAACGCATACGTGCGCGTTACAGGGTTTTACTCCGGGCGTTGGTTAAGCAGAGAGAAGCAGCATGACCGAATACCTCAAAGCCAAATGGCGACGGCTTCGCATAATGAAAATGCGCGGCATGGCGGAGATTAACTACCGGATTATCCGGCTGGAAATGAAGATTAGAGGAGCTAATCATGGGGCTTGAATCAACTGTTAAATACCATTATGCCAAGACGCAGAACTTTAGCGGGATGTCACCTCAGACGTCACCAGACACGCTTACAGGCACGGACTACATCGCGAGTATGGGTATGGCTATGTCACGGGCTCAGATGGGTTACTGCGCATTTATGGGGAAGGTTGGGATAAGTGAGAACGACGCCGCACGCGCCGTATCCCTGTTAACTGATTATGCTCTTCAAAGCTGCGATAAGGTGGCCGCCTTACGCAAGCTCGATAAGGATATTAAGCGACAGGTAATGCAAACGCTCGCAAGTTTTGCATTTCTCGATTACTGCCAGAGCGCTTCAAGCAAGAAGCCGTGTAAATGCTGTAATGCCACTGGCTTCATCGACGCAGAAGTATTCACCATGAAATCACGCTTTGGCACGCAAAGGCCTGGTGCGGTGACGGAGATTAAGCGCGTTGCTGAGTCTCTTCCTGAAAATACGGCTTATCAGGTGCGTGATGTTGAGCGCGTTCTTTGTCCTGAGTGCAAAGGGAAGTGCGTGGTGTCATCAGCCTGCCGCGATTGCAAGGGGAGGGGTAAGGCGATGATGGAAGCGGATAGCAAGCGGCAGGGCGTGCCGGTTATTGGTGACTGCAAACGATGCAGTGGCCGAGGGTTCGAGAGAATACCTTCTACAGACGCCTATAATGCAATCTGTGATTTTACCGAATCGATCAGCCTGGATACATGGAAGAAAAGCGTCAAACTGTTTTATGACAGACTTATCGTCAAGCTTGAGATTGAAGAGTCTTGGGCTAATGCTGCATTGAATAAAGTTACCGCTTAAAGTCAGAAGCCCACCTAGGTGGGCTTTTTGCTATTAGTTATCAAGCATTGGGGAGGCTAGGCCACTTCTTGTAAGCGAAGAGATAAAGAGTAAAAAAGTGCAATCCGGGAAAAGACAGCAGTAGTGCCATTTTCCATCCGAATCCGGCCTTCTGAGCCATGCGCAAGCATGGGATGAACATGAAGAACCAAATTATGAATGTTATTGCTGCTAGAGGGTTTGTGTTTTCCATCTTTGCTTCTCCTGATAAGTTTGGCATGTGATATCGGCAAACTCCTGTAATAATTTAGGAAAATAACCACTTGCACCACCTCTCACCCAATTCATGCTACGATTTGCGCTCTGTTACTTCTGGGAATATGGGCATGAAATTAGCTTTAGCTGTGATGGGATTGCTGGTGTGCTCCGCGGCGCACTCTGATACACAGAGTGCTGCAGAAAATCTAAGCGACTGCGTAACCCATTATGCGGACAGTCAAATCAAAACCACCAAGTCGGCTGGTGACATCTCTAATGAATCTTTTGATAAATGTAGCGCAGAGCTCTCTGAATACCATGCCTCAATAGGCCCTGATAAAGCGCAATGGTCTGGTTTAAGTGCACAACAAAAAGAAGCTATTTCAAAAATTAGAGACCAGACAACCTCCAGGGTTCGTGAGAGTTTATCTTCACAGATTGTCACCTTTATCACAGAATCGCGCAAGAAATCCTAACGCACTTTTGCGGGTTTATGTTGTGCAATCAGAAATAGCTCATTATTTTATCGTGGGCTATTTACTTTTCCCGAAACTGGGGATACTGTTTATAACAGTTGAAGTTCCGTCTGGTTGTTTTCAGGCAGAAATCAGTTCCAAATTTGTGATAGTCAAAACGCCCTGCGGTCTCACCAACTGCAAGGGCGTTTTTGTTTCCTACTATCAGATAAAGAATTCTGAGCCACCGAGTTGTTTAAAAGTATCTTTTGTAGGCGGGTTAAGCCGGAAATCACTCTCCAAGGCTGACAAATTTACATTTGTGCTTTTAATAAAATAAACCTTAACGTTTTGGTTGATATAAATGCTGTAATTTCCGGTCGCGCCTTCACTTACAACCATTGTTGCGTTGACCAATTGATGTCTACTTAATTGATAATGGAAATACGCATCGCTAGATGATTGAACACGATAAACTGCAAACATAACTCCTCCTTGGTTTACAACTTTATCGGCAAAACTACAGATAAATTTATAGGTAACTGCTAAGGCGGTTCCTTTTTTTCGTTTTCGCCCATTGCCAATCATGCGAACTCACGGATTTCCCTAAGTGGCAAGCGGGCGTTCTTTTCAGGCATAAAAAATCCGCACTAAGGCGGATTAATTTAATTGCTACCCAAAGGCGCAAGGCGGAACTCTTCTCTACACAAGACTGAGTTTACCCGGGCTTGTCCTGCTCATCATCTAGACAAATCCTAATTGGACAAGCCCCGAAGCGGGGGTGGAAATGAAACGTATGCCTTACAAATCCGATCCAGGCTTAATTGCCATGCTGATTGCGCTGGGCATGACTGTGCTCGGGGCGGTGGCAGCATATGCCTATAAAGTTCTTAGTGGTGACACATTCAGTTGGCGCACTCTGTGCCTACAGCTAATCGTATCCATATTTGCCGGTTTCCTGATGATGCTTCTCGCCACCTACTGGCAATGGCCTCAGGAGGTAACTGGTGCAATTTGTGGCATGGCTGGCTGGTCTGGCTCATCTCTTATTAAAGCACTGGAAAAGCGCTTTCTTCAAAAAGCCGCCGGTGATGCTGGAGTATCAGGAAATGAATAAAGACCAGTTCCGGCAGGCGGCTAACATTTCTCCGCAGTTGGCGGATAAATGGTTTCAGCCTTTAACTACTGCCATGGATGAATTCGGTATAGACACGCCAAAGCGTCAGGCTTATTTCATCGCTCAGATCGGAACAGAGTCGGCTGGCTTCACATCGGTAGCGGAAAGCCTGAATTATTCGATTGCGGGGCTGGCTATATTCGGATCAAGACTGACTCAGGCTCAGCGCGAGCAGCTTGGTCGCAAGCCTGGAGAGACTGCATTGTCATCTGTGCGTCAGGCTGCAATCGCCAATCTCGTTTATGGCGGTCGCTATGGTAACAACCTGAATGGAGATGGCTGGAAATATCGCGGTCGTGGATTAAAGCAAGTCACGTTCCACGACAATTATGCAGCGTGCGAAAAGGCGCTGCGCATCCCCCTGACAGACAACCCTGACCTGTTGTTACAGGACGACAATGCAGCACGCTCTGCCGGTTGGTTCTGGCGGGAAAATAACTGCAACAAGTTCGCTGACGCAGGTGATGTTGTCGGGCTCACAAAAAGAATTAATGGCGGTACCAATGGGCTGGATGATCGAATCGCCAGAACAAAAATCGCGGAGAGCGTGTTATGCCAATCCTGAGCACCATGAAGATTCTTATCCCGGCCATATTCGTTGTCATCATCATCGGGTTTATTGCGAAGCTGGGTTATGACAACCAGTTATTAAATCACCGCAATGAGCGCCTGAGGTCGCAAAACTCTGAGCTGATGTCAAAGAACGGCGATCTGGCGGCCACAATAAAAAGCCTTGCTGACAGGGTAGGTGAGCAAAACAAAATCGTTGCTGATGAGACAAGGCGTCGCGCTGCAGCAGAGTTAAAACAGCAAGGGTTACAGAATGAAGTCAAACAAGCGCTGCGTGAGAGTAAGCCAAGCGTTGTGCTTGTGCCTGATGACGTTGTTGACCGGCTGCGCGAACAAGCAGATTCAGTACGCAACGGTAAAGCAGCCCTACCTGCCGATACCAGCAAGCCTGTTAAGTGAGTGCCCGGTTCCTGATATACAAAAGGGCATGACCTACGGCGACAGTGTGCTACTCAACTTCCAGTTACTGGATTCGCTTGATGAATGCAACGGCAAGCTGAGGGCAATTAGCAAGATTGATAACTCTAACGCCTCGCAATAGCGGGGCTTTTTTATGCGCCTCGCACGCGCAAATATTAACCCAGAGCCTATAGAAAGCGAGCCTGAGAGAAACCCGTATAGGTGCGGACCTCTCTGGGGCGAGTTTCTCTGTGCGACAGGCTCACTTTCTATAGGACTACCGCATGAACATTGTCCCATTGAACTACAAAGGCGAAGCTGTCCGCTTCAATACCGAAGGGTGGATTAATGCCACGGATATCGCTGCGCGCTTCGGGAAACGCTTAGATCACTGGCTATCAAGCGCGGAAACTCTGGAGTACGTGAGAGCGCTAGATGAAGTTTATTCCGGCGTGCCATCTCAGATTCTACATACCCGTGATTCCGGGTATGTAAAAACAAGCCGCGCTCGCAAGGACAGAGGTGGCGGTACATGGCTTCACCCTAAGCTTTCGGTAGCCTTCGCGCGCTGGTGTGATCCGAAGTTCTCCGTGTGGTGCGACCTGCACATAGACAGCCTTCTTCGTGGTGAGCTTACAGAGCAGCAGAAATTCGAACAGGCTTGTCGTGACCTGCTCCCCATTGAT